CAAGGATTCAGTATCACGACGACCCCACGTACCGGGCCAACGCAACCGGCAGGGTCGCGATCTCTGGCGACTTGGGGATTGCGGAAGCAGGCGTCGTTTCCTTGTCGACCTCGACCGGCAGATCAACGGTGGTTCACGAGTTCGGGCATCAGCTTGAGAAGGGCAATGCCGAGGTGGCGAAGCTGGCGGATGACTTTCTGCAGAAGCGAGTAGCCGGCTCGCCCGAGATCAATATGCGAGACACCTTCGGCAGTCGCTACAGTTCAGACGAAATCGGCAGAGAAGACGATTTCGCGAAGGCGTTCAAGGCTGTCCAGTTTTCGTCCTCGGACGAGGCAGGCAATCTTGCGGCCTACGCCGGCAAGAAATACCAACACCAAGGGCAAGACACCGGCACTGGCTTCAAATACTACGGCTCGACTGAGGTGCTTTCGATGGGCCTCGAGCTCATCACGAAAGACCCAGTAGCCTTCGCCAAGGCCGACCCTGAGTGGTTTGACTTCACCGCTGGCGTCGTGACGGGCCGGACGCTCCGCAAGACGCGAGGCACGAGGCGGTTCGCCGTGAGCTCCGGCCGGAAGCCGAAGCCGCCGGCTATCCCAGGTGTGACGAAAAAGAAGAATAAGTGGGTCGACAAAGACGGCATCGTCTACGACGTTCTCACGCCAGGAGAGCCGCAGTGAAGATCACCTACGAGGAGCACGTCTACGAAGTCTCTGTAGACGCGAAAGTCAGCGGTGACGGACCAGACGCCGAAGCCATCGCTGAACTGTGCGAAGCGTTCCTGAAGGAATACTCGCCAGCAATGGGTGAGCCTGAGCAGGCCCTCGCCGAGGCTCTCACGCGGCTCCTAGTTGGCGCAACCGTGGAAGACGTGAAGGAGCCGGAGCCAGCCGGCGACAATGAAGAAGTGGTGAACTGACAGGCTCAGTCCGGCAGCATGTCGACGGTGTAGTCTTCGCCGCGTGCCTTTTTCTCAGCGAGCTCAGCCTTGATTTCATCGAAGAAAGCACGAGCAACCTCGCCTTCGATCGACGGCGACTCGCGGCCGAGCACGGCATCACGCATCAGTTGGTTCATCTGTTCAGAAGTCAGGTACATAACAACTCCTCCGACAACTCAGGCCGCAGAGCACGGCCCACACTCTATTCTACGCGACAACTTGTCGTTTTGTTCATTTTCACACTGAAAACCTAGGATAACCGAACAATGTCAGCCATTGAAAGACGACACTTTGACGATTTCGGCGGCCTTCAGGTCGAACGCCGCTGCGGCGAGGACGGACAGGAGCATTCCGTCGTCCGCGGAACGGCGGTCGTTTTCAACTCGAACTCGAAAGACCTCGGCGGTTTCGTCGAGCGGATCTCCCCCGAAGCCTTTGACGACTTCTTCCGCGAGGACCGCAGCGACGACGCCGAGCCGCTCGATGTCGTCGCCCTGTGGAATCACGATTCGAGTGCTGTGCTCGGCCGCACGCCACACACCCTGCGGCTAGCGAAGGACGAGCACGGCATCCACTTCGAGCTTGAATGCCCGAAGTCTCGCGCCGACATTCTTGAGTCGATCGAAAGGCGAGATGTCAACGCGTGCTCCTTCGGCTTCGTCGTCGGCAAGGGAAACGACTCGTGGGGCACCGACGCCGATGGCCGCTCGGTGCGTACCGTGAACCGCATCGAGCGATTCATTGAGGTGTCGCTAGTGACTCACCCGGCGTACCCGGAGACTTCACTCGAGGTTGCCCGGCGTTCGCACGGCGAATACCTAGAGCAGCGAAACGCTCTTCGCGAGAAGTATCGCGAGGCAGCGGCTCGCCTTCGTTCGTTCGTGGAGGATCGAGCCAATGCTCAGAAGCGGTGACCGTTGCAGAAAGTGCTCGAGAGGCGCCTATGACGTTTACTCGATGCGGCGAGTGCCGGCGATGGTTATTCGCTATCTGAAGTGCCGCGCTTGTGGTGCGACGGAGAAGTCTGTCGTGCCGGATCACGAAGTCAGAAAGAGAACGCGTAGTGCCTAAGTTGGCACGGTTCAAACGGTCCTATTGTTTGGATATGTAAACTTTCGGTTGAGTTGCGGCGGCAGCCGCGAGGCGTACCGCAATAACAAGGAGCTCAAAACGTGGATTCAAAAATCAAGACTCTGCTCGATGAACTGGCCGGCATCGTTGCCAAGATGCAGGCGATCGGTGAGACCGAAGAGCCGCTTTCCGAGGAGGCCGCATCGGAACTCAAGAGCCTCGAAGAGCAAGGCGATTCGCTTCGCTCAAAGATTGAACTCTACGAACGAGCCGCCACGAAAGAGGCCGAGCTCCGAGCCGTGATTGAGCGAGCCGCTCCGAAGAAGGTCGTCGCTCCCGAAGAGACCGCTGTCGCAACCATTGAGGAAAGGTCCGCCATGCCTATTGAGCGTCGTTCCGAGATTCGGCCTGCACCGTCTTCAATGCGGCCACTGCGTGCGTTCAAGACAGAAGAGGAAGCCTATCGCTCTGGCATGTGGCTCCGCGGCTACCTGCTCGGCGACTCCTACGCTCGCCGCTGGTGCGTTGAGCACGGCGTCGAGACTCGTGCCGGCGGCACGCCTGCCCAGTTCGGCCGCGAAGGTGGCGTTGACAGTCACTCGCCGAGCCTCGGCGGTGCGACGGTGAACGACGAGATGGCACGAGCCATTATTCGCAACATGATTGAATACAGTGCAGTCAAGTACGCTCGCAACGTGACGATGAACAGCGACGTTCTCGTGCTGCCAAAGTTGACGAAGGGCTTCGAAGTGACGGCCGTCGGTGAAAACGTCGCCGCCCCCGAGAAGACCCTCGAGTTTGGCAATGTGAAGCTCATCGCCGGCCACTGGGCCGTGATGAACAGGATTCCGAACTCGCTTCTCGAAGACTCCGTGATCGACCTTGCGGAGGTTGTCGTCGACGAGATGGCTCAGGCATACGCCCAGAAGTACGAAGAGCTTCTCTTCAACGCTGACGGCACTGCCGCCTACCACAACCAGAAGGGTCTCATCAATGAGCTCACGACAGGCGCTCACGCCGCGAGTCTCTCAAAGGCTGCCGCTACCCGCGACACGCCCGCTGAGTTGCAGATGGGCGACTTCACCGCTGCGATGGCAATGCTGCCTTCGTGGGCGATGAGGAACGCCGCGTGGTACATGAGTCCTGCCGTGTTCGGCTTGGCTGTCGTGCCGATTGCAATGGGCGTCGGCGGCAACACGAAGGACGATGTGGCGGCTGGCCCGAACGCGGCTCGCTTCCTCGGGTATCCGGTTCACCTTGTGCATTCGATGTACTCGTCGCCGGCGTCCGGTCCCGACAAGGCTTTCGCTCTGTTCGGCGACCTCTCGCTTGCGATGGCGTTCGGTCAGCGTCGTCAGGTGACGATCAAGACCAGCGAAGACCGCTTCATTGAGTACGACCAGCTTGCCACTGTGGGATTCAGCAGGGCCGGCGTGGCCGCCCTCGACCTCGGCTCCGACACGCAGGCTGGCCCGATCATCGCCATCACTGGCGGTAAAGTAACCGCCTGAGCTAAGTCCTAAGTCTCTCGCGACAAGTGGGGCAGCCGGCGGCAATCGCCCCGGCTGCCCCTTGTTGCAGGTGGAGTGAGCAATGCACGTCCGGATGACGCAAAGTTTCTGTGGTCACGCGAAAGGCCAGACGTTTTCGTCTGTGCTCGACTCAGTGGCGAAGGCGTGGATTTCTCGAGGCGTCGCGGAGGAGTACATGCCGCCGGCCCTCGGCGGCACGAGCGGCGAACCCCCAGTGCTGCCCCCAAAGCAAAAGCCGAAGGCGAAGCGAAAAAGGAAGCCACGTTGAAGAGCATCTGGTACCGCAGCTTGAAAGTCGTCACGCCTCCAGCGTGCGAGCCGGTGTCTTTGCTCGATGCAAAGCAGCATCTTCGCGTCGACACAACCGAGGATGACTTCTATATCGAGCGGCTCATCGAGACGGCTCGCGAGTACGTCGAGATCGCCACCGACCGCTCGATGATTACCCGCCAACTCCGGATGTCTTGCGACCGATTCCCTTCCGTCATCGAGCTACCGAAGCCGCCGGCCATTCAAAAGCCCGACGACGTGCTGATCTTGTATCGCATCGGCGACACAGACCAACTGCGGCTTGAGAGCTCCGATTTCAGAGTCGACTACGACTCCGAGCCGGCGATGATTCACACCCGATACAACGGCTTCTGGCCCTCTCCGGTCTCCGATTCGAACTCTGTCGAGATCACATGGTGGGCCGGCTACGGGGACGACCCAAAAGATGTGCCCGGCCGCATGCGTCACGCGGTGCTCATGCTTGTTGCTCAG